CTCATGTCAGCGAGTTGATCACCTACAATGAAATCCTGCCATCCCTTAAACATTCTAAAAGGCATAGAGTTAACATCCAAGATGAATGACATATCCATCTCATTGTATACTTTTGCCATTGCTGGCTTCATATTTATACCTTTATATACTCCTTTAACATCTTGAGCAGTCATAGATACACCAGGTATCTGAACTTCATTAGCAAGCATAACAATCTTACTAACAGAATCAGAACCCTGTCCACTCTTCATACTAACACCATAAAACAAATCAAGATGACCTGCCAATGCACGTTCACCACCACTTGCTAATGGATCTGAAAACTCAACATGATATTGGTTAGATGATGAAATACCACCATCTCCAATAACTCTAGAGACGAATTGTTCTACCGATTGCTGTGATTTATTAAGAGTTGTCATAAATATTACACAGGGGTGACATTTTTATTTATGCCCAGTTATAAAGGAAAGTTTAAGCCAAAGAATTATCGGAAATATAAGGGAGATCCAACCCAGATAGTATACCGATCCCTTTGGGAACTCAAGTTCATGAATTTTTGCGATACCACTAAAACTGTAATTAAGTGGTCATCAGAAGAAATTGTTATACCTTATAAGTCTCCATTAGACAATAGGTACCATCTATATTTCCCAGATTTCTATATGAAAGTAAAGGAACCAGGTGGAGTTAAAGAATACTTAGTAGAGGTTAAACCCAAAGCACAATGCTCTGAACCAAAACACTCGAAACGTAAATCCAAGCGTTATATAACAGAGGTAGCGACTTATGCCAAAAACCAAGCGAAGTGGAAAGCAGCTCGTGAGTACTGCAGGGACAGGGTTTGGGACTTCAAAATCATCACAGAAAGAGAGCTCAGGATTTAGTGAACTCATGGAAAGGTTGAGGGGGTCTAAGATAAGCAAGCCAAAATTACGAGAAGAAGTATTTAATACCCTATATGATGGTGCCACAGACGCACCTGAAGAAGGTAAGTGGTATTTCTTTGAATATGACCCCAAATTTAGGGATCAATTAAAACAATGGGATCAATTTCCACTCATCAGACTATTAGAGATCAAGGGCAAAGTCATACTAGGTGCCAACTTACATTACTTAAATGTCAATGCCAGATTAGGTGCTATAAATAAAGACAGTGTACCTACGTCTACTCTACATTATTACATCCCAAAGCGTGCTGATAACATCTTCTTTGAGGTTCCTGACAATGACGTTGAAATATTAAGTCAACTTCCAGTTGAGAAGTTCCATAGGAATAGAAATTAAATGGCAGAGGAGAAGAAAAAACCAAAGAAGTTTAAGAGCAATAGAAAATTGCTTGGTGACACTCTGATGTATCCCAATGCCTTGACATCAATACCATATGCTTCTTATTTTAAGATAACAAGATGGGAGTATAAAAAAGCATTATCAGAAGCTTCTGAACAGTATGGGCATAGAGATGCTGCTGCTCTTCTAGGAAGGAGTCAGGGTAAAGCTTTAGCAAGTTCCATTAACAGTACCACTCAAGCTTTATTTGATGGTGTTAATAAGAGGATGGAAGAGACTTTAGACAATAAAGGGCAGATTCAGGATTCATTCAAAAAAGCATATAAGCCAGGATGGTTTAATGGTCGTAAAGATAATGTAAATGCCATGGATACGGCACAAAAGGCACACGACTATAGTCAAATAGATTTTGGAGAAGATGGTATAAAATTACAAGATGGTACTACAGTTAATAGCGCAGGTGAGTTAGAAGAAATAAGAAAAGATGCTCAGAAGCACGCTGATTCATTAGAGAGTTGCTATTATCTTCCTATGCCTAATGAGTATACCTATGGATATACAGCAGGGTGGAATAACTCAATCAAATTGGGTGCTATGGCTAGAGTTCTTGATTCCATGGGTGATGGTGTTGGACAAATGGCAACAACTGGAACACTTTCTGCTGGTGCTGAAGGTCTGGGTCAAGTAGGAAAGACATTCACTGAGAGTGCCAATAAGGCATCAGGTGGCGATTTCGGTGCTATGGCATCAGAATTTGGAAAGGGTGCTGTAGATCCATTTAATATTGGAACAGCAGACACATTTCAACCAAAAAACCTTATTGGTCTAGCAGGTCTAGCACCAAATGAAAATGCTATCCAACTCTTTGAGAATATGTCGATGAGAGACTTTGATATGTCCTTTGAATTGATGGCACGTAATCAAGAGGAAGCAGAATTGATAGACGAGTTAATCAATAACTTCAAAACTGGTATGCACCCATATGCTAATAAGTCAGGCACAGGTGGTGTACTAGGATTCCCCGATGTATTTGTAATTGAACCACAATTTAATTTCTATGACGGTGGTTCATTAAAACCAGGAGCACATCCTCAAATGCCAAAAACAAAACTATGTGCTTTGACGAAAATGAGCGTTAACACAACGCCAGCTAACCAATTCACCACTACAACTACTGGTCAACTACCATTACAAACAATGCGTATGAACTTCAGTGAGACAACTGCTCTCACACAAATGGACTTCGAGTCGGGAGTATACTAATGTTATTCAAAAAATCTCCAGATGTTGCCTACAACTATTCAGATGCTGTACTAGATCCAAAGATATATCTGGTAAAAAATTTATGGCGTAGAAACGATATCATAGACAGATATCTAGGAGATGCCACCATATTTAATGAGTATATAATCAAACCTGGTGAAACCCCAGAGATAATTTCATTCAACATGTATGATAGTGTCTTCTATGGATGGACTATCCTAGTTGCTAATGACAAGACCAACTACCATGAGTCATGGCCAAGATCACAACAAGAACTATATGAGTATGTGTATGCAAAATACGATAACCCCGATGCCGTAATGATGTACGAGACAACCGAGGTTATTGATGCATTACAACGAAAAATCGTTCCTGCTGGATTAAGAGTACCTTCAAACTATCAGGTGACTTACTATGATGGTACAGCGTCTGCTGGTGTAACAGTAAACCCAACGGAAGGAGTTACATACTATCAGTATGAGCAGCGTTTGAATGATGAGAAGGAGAAAATTAAGTTAATTAGACCATCATATATTAGAGAATTTGTTAACCTGTATACCAAATCCTTACATAAGGGTGGATCACTGGTTACTGGTCAAGCTTCGTTTAACGTCAAGATAGATTAATAGTACCGTCTGTACCAATTTCTTCTGGGTATAGTCCACTATATCCACCAGATATGTCAGTGCCAGGAATTGGAGTAACAATTCCACCATTATCATTTAGAGAAATGGTCAGTCCATCAGGAATATCAAGTTTATCTAAGTCTCCACCTGCTCTTTCTGTAGGGTGAGCAGCAGCCCAATCTCTGTCAAATATTTCTAAACCTTTATCTGTGAGGATATGATTGTACATGTCCTCGAATACTTTTGGTGGCATCGTACATATCTTAGCACCATTCCAGAATGCTCTTGTTACTCTATTAACTTCACGAATAGAAGCAGCAAGGATCTTTGTATGCCCTACCTTTTGTTCTTTATATACTGATGCGATAGAGCGAACAACCTCTAATCCAGCAATAGAATTATCATCTAGTCTACCTACGAAAGGTGAGACATACCTAGCACCTGCTTTAGCAGAAAGTATAGCTTGTGCTGCTGAGAATATCAACGTCACATTAACCCTAATAACACTCCTACTGAGTTCTCTACAAGCAAGGAGTCCGTCTGGTGTACACGGAACCTTGATCGTAGAAACAGAGCCAAACTTGTTATGCAGTCTACGACCTTCAGAGATCATGTTTTCTGCATCACCCACGACTTCCATGGAGATATCCTGTACACCGATGTCCTTGAGGTCTTGGTAGACTTCTTCAGGATCACGACCAGACTTCATAATAAGACTAGGGTTAGTTGTAACCCCATCAATTAGTCCAGTTTTAAAGTGCTTACGGATAATATCCGTATCAGCGGTGTCTAGGAAAATCTTCATTTATTCAGCGGCTAATTTAGCGAAGTAGGATAGTGTATCATCTTCATCTTGTGAAGGAGCACCAGCGGTCTTGAATGCTGGTGGTGCTGATACTGCTTGATGAATCTCTGGTAAGGGATCACCTACAGATGGTTCGACATCTTCAGTATCTACACGACGAGGAGAAGCAGGGCTAAGAACACTGTTAAGGCGTTCTGCTAACTGTTCATAGGTCTTGAACTGGTCTTCACCAGTGAAGGAAGCGAGACTATACTCCTTCTTCCAGATACCCTCTAATTCTTTATCAGAGAGATCTCCAAGAGTTGCGGGTTCTGCGAACTCTGACTTATCATAGTTCCAGTAACCTTCTACCTTACGGATCTTAACCTTAAAGTCCGCACCCTTCCAAAAATCAAAAGGATTGATAGGTGTTTCATCAGCGAATGCTGGTTGCATTGCTTCGGTAAGTTTATCAAAAATCTTCTTACCAAACTTATAAAGGAATACTCTTCCTTCATTTTGTGGGTTAGTAGGATCTGATACAACATAGATGTTGCTGTAGTAAGAAAGCTTACGCTTCTGCTTACGTGCTACGTCTTTGTCGGAATCAGCACCACTGTTCCATAATTGCCTGTTGAGGTCAGAAACAGGATCTTTCTTGCCTAAAGTTGTGAGAGAGTTCTCAATATACCATCCACCTGGACCTTGGAAGGCATGACTCCAAACTTGTGCCCATGGAAGGTCTTCTCCATCGGGTGCTGGTAGGAATCTGATTACTGCGTAACCGTTACCAGCCTTGTCTACTTCAGGTTTCCAAAGACGCTCATCAGCACCTCTAACCTCAGTCTTGTTGAGTGACTCAGCTTTTGATAGCAGGTCAGCGAAATTGGACTTCTTTAGTGAAGCAAAAGACATACGTATTCTCCGTATTTAGTGTATTGTACTATGTGTTCGTACGAACTATTTATAACAGAAAAGGAAGTCGTGGACTAGACTTTCTGCTTTTTTCTCTCCGAACTTACCCTTTAGGTATGCTCCGACTGGATCTAGTTTCGTCATATAAGTATCGAAATCCTTATACACCGAAATGTCGGTCCCAGTCGGTTGATTAAATTCTATCATACTCTGGTATTTTGTCAAGTATTTCCTGAACATGGGTAAATGCTCATCAACCTTCTCTGGTTCACAGTATGCTATGTAGATATTCTTGGAGAAGTGGTTACCAGGCTCAAAGAACCTATAGTCACCTCTTCCCTCAGGTAGACCAGCAACTTCAAAGAGTAAATTCTCTACAGGGTGCTGGAAATCAAATACTATAATCACCTTCTTAGGTGAGAACCCCATAAGATCCATACCAAAGCAAGGCAGGTTAGATCCAGTTTTGGGGTAAATTATATTATTGTATATGTTAGTTTTGTCAGACCAAATATCTACTGCTCTGGACTTAATAAACCATTTATTCCTCCATATCTGGGCTGTAAGGTTGGTACCTTTACCTTCCCACTCACCCCATGTATGGTCATATTCTAGGTC